AATTACAATTACAGCAGGCTGTTGCTGGTGTTGTAAGATACCCATGTGCTAGTACATATTATGCTGGCACAAATCCATTCTGTGCCTGTGGCGGAGCAACACTTTAATATATAATTATTAGGACTTCTATTTATTAGAAGTCCTATTTTTTATTTAAAAGGAAAAAGTTTAGGAGGAAAGGAAATGTTAGAAGTTTATTCTACTAATACAACTGCGGCGGCAGGCGCGCCGATCGCTTTAAGTAATGTTTCGTTACTAAAAGGAACAAGCACACAATTACAGGGTGTTTCAAGTATACAAATTAATAAATGTGGAGTTTATGAAGTAAGTGTATCTGCTACTGCTACCGCAGATGCTGCTGGCGCAATTATTATTCAATTAAGAAAAGATGGCGTCCTTCAACCGCAGGCGCTAACTTCAACAACTGCTGCGGATATAACATCTCAACACGCTCTTGGATTTACAACATTAGTTCAAGTAACTCATGACAATTATAGTAATTGTATATGCTCTACACCAACTATAATTGATTTTGTAAATACCGGAGTTGAAACAACTTATAATCATATTAACGTCACGGTAGTTCGCATTTAATATGACTATTGAAGAAGTATTTTCTGAACTTGCGGCGCATATGATAAAAGGCCTGATGATACACGACCAAATGTCAAGTTATTATGACTTTTTAAACCTTTGTGGATACCAAAAGTGCCATGAATATCATTATTGATGTGAAAGCGCAAGTTATTTAAAATTAAAGCATCATTATTTTAAATACCATAGTAAACTTATTAAAGAAAAACAAATAGATAATCCAAATGCCATACCTAAATCTTGGTATAATTATGAGCGAGAAGATGTTGACGTATCTACTAAAAGAAATGGTGTAAAGGCTGGATTAGAAAAATGAATTGATTGAGAAGAAGAAACCAAAGAACTATACGAAAAAATGTATAAAGAATTGGTAATGCTTAATGAAATAAATGATGCTAGATTTGTTGAAGATTTAATTTGTGACGTTACTCATGAATTAGCGTATGCGAAAAAAGAATATTTGAACATAAAGGCGGCAGATTTTAATATTGAATATATTCTAATGGAACAACGCGAAAAAAAGAATAAATTTAAAGAAAAAATAAAAGGCGACTGAAAATAGTCGCCTTTTTTATTTTAGGAGTTGATGGACTATGAAAATTAATTTATAAATAGTAAAAATTAAATATAAAGAGATAAAAAGAAAGGGGAGAAAGGAATTATGGCTTTAAAAGGAATTGATATTAGTAATTGGCAAAGTAATATTAATTTATATAATATTGATGCAGATTTTGTTATTGTCAAGGCGTCCGAAGGCGTCGGATGAACCGATCCAAGTTTTAAAAAACTTTATCTTGCGGCCAAAGGCGCAGGTAAAAAGCTAGGAATATATCATTTCGCAAGACCAACAGGAAATAATACTGCGAGAAAAGAAGCAGATACTTTTTTAAATGCGGCTAAGTCTGTTGGCGCTATTGGCGAGGCTGTTTTAGTATTAGACTGAGAAGCAGAAAATAAAACTAATGTTTCTTATGCTAAAACTTGATTAGATGCAGTGTATGCGGCGACCGGTGTTAAACCTATGATTTATATGAGCGAGTCAGTTGCAAGACAAGCAGATTGAAGTTCTGTTGTCGCTGGTGATTATGGATTATGAGTAGCGAAATATAAGGATAATAATATTGATTATAATTATGATATGAGTAATGCTGGTGCTAAGCCAAATGTAAAATACTGACCTGGTTATGCGATGTGACAATGAACCAGTAGTGGACGATTAAACGGATATTCTGGAAATTTAGATTGTAATATCTTTTATGGCGATAATGCTGCTTGAAATGCTTATGCTGGCGCAAAAGAAAAGCCTGTTGATGAATTAGCAAAATATACTGATAAAGAATTGGCGGAAATGGTTCTTGATGGAAAATTTGGCTCTGGCGATGAGCGGAAAAAGGCTCTGGGCACAAGATACGAAGCAGTACAAGCCTGGGTTAATCAAATGATTGCGGAAAGAGAATTAATTTCTACTGATTTAGTTAAAAATTATATTATACAATTTAATGGATATAGCGTTTACGTTGGTAAGGTATCTAAAAATGCCAATATGCGCGCAAGTGTAATCGGTAACGCCCCAGGTACAAAAAATGATAAAATGCTTCCGCAATATTTTGCTGACGCATCATTGGTTGAAGCGGGTTATAAAGAAGCCACCGCGCAAAACGCATCAACATTCTACTCTTGGAATGGTGCGACTTATGCCGAAGGTGTTGAAATTGTTCAAGGGGTAAACCATCAAGATTTCTATATGAGCGCAGTTTCAACATTCGATACTGCAATGGCTGTTGGATTTCCTTATTCAGGTGGAATGTGATTTGGCCCTCAATGAGAAATTGTTGCTAATTATAAACAATTTTATGGCGCAGTAACTGGTGGATTTGGTATTATTTATGGCGGACAGAAAGATTTTATGGGGTCTAATCTTCCAAGAAATGGCATTTTTAATACGGTAAGTGGACGTTCTATTTTAGCAGAAGATGATTATAATTGATATTCTATATGTTTATATGGAGTAACTGGTTCTTCTGGATTGACTGGCGCGCAATTGTATAATTTATGTATTAAAATTTCTCCAACTATGACAAATGCTGTATGCTTTGATGGTGGCGGTAGTGTATTCCAAAGAGTTAATGGAAACTTTAATATTAATACAACTCGTTTAGTTAAAAATGCAATTTTAATGTATGTTAAAGAGCCTGAACCGACGCCAAAACCTGTTGAAAAAATTCTTAAACCTGGCGCAAAAGTTAAGTTATTAAAAGGTGCTTGAAATTTAGATTCTGGCGAAGATTTTATTGAGCTGGGAGAAACTATTGTTAGCAATATAAAACATAGAAGAATTGAAACGGAAAAAGGTCCAGCGGCCGTAGAATTTATTGAACTAATTTAGGAGTAAGGGTATGACTAGTTTATTTGCTTTAATAGTAATCTCTATGTTTATTGAAGCATTTATTTCTTATCTTCAAACTATTTGGGTAGAAGGTAGAATACAGTGGCAAATTATAATTGCTTTCTTTTTAGCAATCGCAATTTGTTTTGATACTGGTATTAACTTTTTGGCTATTATTGGTTTAACAGAACAATGGCCAGCGGTAGGAATAATTGCTACGGCAGTTGTTGCATGTAGAGGTTCTAATTATTTATTTGAGTTTTATAAAAATTTAGCGGGATGGCGAAAAAAGACACAGGAAGATGTTGCGCTTGCCGCAAAAAAGAAAAAAGAAGATAAAAAGAGTGTTAATTTCATAGATTAATATTTTTTTTCCTTGACTTTTTACAGAAAAATTTTGTATAATAAATGCGTAAGGGGGAAGGAAAATGGAACTTTATTTAAATAGTTATGAAGAACTAAAAAAGGTAGAGAATTTCTTGTTTAGATTTATTTATCCAGAACCTTTTACCTTACGTATTATAGTTCGAGACCCACGCCAAATAAGTTTTCTGCCAGACGGAAAACCTACTTGGATGATTACTGAGTATTTTAATTATAAAACAGTTTATAACGATTCAGCTCATGGTCTTATTTTAGAAACTTTTTAGGAGGTATTTTTTATGTTATTTGATTATGATTCTTTTTTCAACTGGGATAGACCAGCTTACACTTTTAGTCGTTCAGTTCATGATATGTCACCTTATAAGATTAAAACTCTTGAAGATAGGGTTGTTCTTGTTCATAATATCGTTGGTGTCAAAGAAGACGATATTAAAGTTGATATTGTTAATGAAGATGGTAGAGACCGCCTTGTTATTGAAGGTGTTACTCATAACGACCTTTTAAATTATGATTATAAAGTAAGTTCAAAGTTTGACATTAAGGCAGACATGTTTAAAAATGTCACTTATGAAGTTCATGATGGACTACTTTATATCAATTTGTTTAAAAAAGAGCCAGAAGTGGCAAAATTAACTGTCACCAAGGCCTAATTTTAGTAGAGAAATTCTCTACTATTTTATAGGGGTGTCGGTTAATTGGGAAGCCCGCGGTCTTCAACCGCGCATGCTGCGCTAATTGGTGCCTTAAAGTGGGAACATTTTAAGTGTAGGCGATGATATCGGTAAACTCTAAACGAAAGCATGAGAATACCGAGGGAACGAAAAGGCCCGTAGAGAGTAGATAATCGCCCGGACAGAACGCCCGAAGATGTATTCCAGACCACAAACAGAAATGGTAATGAAAATTATAGTGGTACGCAACACCGCCAATCTCCGTTCGAATCGGGGCACCCCTGCCAAAGTTTATACCGGTCGGTAAATACCGACCGTTTTATATTACAGGAGGTAATAAATATGACAATGCAAATGTTACAGGATATCTTTTTTACTTGCGTAATTCCTTTGCTCGGAATCCTTTGCGTTTATGGAGTTACTGCTTTAAAGAAATATGCAGAAGGAATTAAAGAACAAACAGATAATGATTTATATGATAAGTATATTGATATGCTTATTAGTACAATTGAAACTTGTGTTATCGCAACGAACCAAACCTATGTTGATGAGTTAAAGAAACAAGGTAAGTTTGGTCCAGAAGAACATAATATAGCTAATCACAAGACATTTGAT